GACAACGGTATTCGTTTTAAAGATTCTATGAGCTTAGATATGCCAGTGGATACAGACCTTCTTACGTCTGTAACCTTCATGTATGCTGGGTAAGTAGGGTGAAAGAATCAGACATAAAAGCGGAACTCATGGCACACGAAAGAGAATGTGCTGTGAGGTGGGAAGCTGTAGGCCGTCGTCTCTCAAGGATAGAGATGGTGATCTATGGTTCTAATGTGGCTATTATTGCGGGTCTCTTTACCGTGATAGTAGAGATTATGAAGTGACTGCTAAAGATAATAAGGTCACAACAGTTATGAGAGAGTTCAAAAGAGGAACTCTAAAAAGTAGTACAGGAAAAAAGGTTACTGATTCTAAACAGGCGAAGGCTATAGCAATTAGTGAAGGGAATAAAGTTATGCGTAAGAAGGTTAATGGAGGCGGTTCTACAAAGAAAAAGACGCCCGCAAAAAAGACGACGAAAAAGAAACAGGGCTTTAATGCTAAGCTAGATGAGTCTCTCGGTTCTCGTAACCGCAAGACCAAAGGTAAATTTGGTGCCCGTCGCAACGAGAGCGAAGGGATGGAGAAGAAGATGGGGCGTCGTAAGTTTGCCGCCGTCAAGACTATGGACAAAGGCAGAAAGAAAAGGAAAGCGTAATGCCAACATTAAATCCCAAGACAGCAAAGATTAACAACATCAACACGGAAGATGCGTATGGTCGTATGCCTGTTGAGGTTGAAGGAACAGGTGGTGACGTAGGCGAAGCTAAGAAGCGGCGCGTTCCTGCCTATGGTGTAAACAAAGGCGGTAACGTGATTAGACAAACTAAAGGTCTATACACTTACGGCCCAATGGCGTAGGAGGATAATATGCCCGGCAAGAAACAGCAACAAGCTTTAGACAGGGAACATCAAAAAGCTATAATGAATAGGCAAATGAACCAGATGAACCAGATGAGTGGAATGTCTGGAATGGAACAGCAATTTGTTTCTCCTAGAGATATGAGAGACGGGGTTTCTCGTAGTAGAACTCGTATACCTAGGGAAACTGACGATGCAGTTCTTATGAACGCTGGTGGCTACATGGGCGGATCTTCCATGTCAGGACGCGGCACAATGGCTGGAGAGCTAGCTCCTAAAGGAAGTATGTCTGTGCGCGAAGCTGGTGAGGATATGTACGAGTTAAGTAAACGTCGCCGTGGTATGCAAGGTGGTGGTGGTGTTGCTTCGAGTTCTTATAACCGTAAATATAACCAGAAGAATAAGTAGTGTCTCGGAAAAAAAGGGACTGGATTGGTAAGGCGGTAAAGAAACCCGGTGCGCTTCGCAAATCCCTTGGAGTAAAGAAGGGGCAAACAATCCCTAAGAAGAAACTCAAAGCGGCGGCTAAGAAGGGTGGTGCAACAGGAAAGAGGGCACGGTTAGCTGTAACCCTTGGAAAGATGAGGAAGAAGACATAGAAAAATGGCTATTGAGACAACCGCAACTTTTAATCTCGACATTAATGAGATGGCTGAGGAGGCTTTTGAGAGGGCTGGTCTGGAGATGCGGTCCGGTTACGATCTTAAAACCGCACGTCGTAGTCTTAACCTCATGGGTCTCGAATGGCAAAACCGTGGGCTTAATCTTTGGACGATAGAAGAAAAGAATTTTGCTTTTACCCAAGGAACAGAAACATATACATTAGACGCGGATACGCTAGATATTCTGGAGGCTGTGGTTAGAACTAACCCGGCAAATGTCACTCTACAAATTGATTCTAGCATTGCGCGGGTATCTCCTGTTACATACGCACAAGTCCCTGACAAACTGGACGAGGGCAGACCCAATCAATATTGGATAGACCGACAACAATCAGCACCAGTTATTCACATTTATCCCACGGCAAGTTCACAGTTCACAAGCGCACAGTTTGTATACTGGCGTATCCGAAGAATGACGGACACAGGAACCAAGGGTTCGAATAACTATGACATCCCAGCCCTATTCCTTCCTGCTATGACGGCTGGTCTAGCCTATTATATAGCTATGAAGAAACCTGAAGCCGCGAATAGGATACCCCTCTTAAAGAGTGATTATGAGGAACAGTTTGAATTAGCGGCAGAACAGAACAGAGTTAAGTCACCTTTCCGCTTCGTACCATTTGCGGAGTATTATTAATGGCCTATCCTTATGCGCGTGGTAAATATGCTTTTGGGTATTGCGACAAGACAGGGTTTCGTTACCCCTTAGGAGAGCTTGTCTATGAAGTTCAGAAGGGTGTTAAGACGGGTCTTAGGGTTGGGCGAGATATATTCGACCCGGACCAACCACAGAACTGGGTAGGAGTTATCCCTATCACAGACCCTCAAGCTCTTTTTGATCCTCGTCCTACAGGTGCAACGGCAGGACGTGGGTTGTTTTCTTGGGACCCTGTAGGAGATGGTAACAGTGCCAGAATATTAGGTGCCCAAGGTTTGCAGACGATGCGAATTGCTTCTGCTATTGGCGCAGTAACAGTAACAACGAGTTAGAGATATGGCATTTACTTATAGCACTCTTGTTCAGGCGATTAAAGATTACACTGATAATACAGAAACAACATTTGTTTCTCAGATTGGTCAGTTCATTACAAACGCTGAACAAAGAATACTTATGGAAGTACAGTTACCTGTATTCCGTAAGAATGTTTCTGGAACATTATCCCAAGATAACAAGTACTTAGGATTGCCAGCAGATTTTCTTGCGCCCTTTTCTTTGTCGGTAGTTTCGTCGAACAACTATTATTTTCTTATTAATAAAGATGTTAACTTTCTACAAGAAGCCTATCCTGATTTAACGGAGAAGGCGCGTCCTCAATACTATGCTATATTTAATGATAATAATTTATTAGTAGCCCCGATGCCTGACGTAGACTATTCAATGGAGTTCCATTATGTGTATAGTCCAGATGGCATGTCCCCTACTACAACAACTACTTGGTTAGGGACGAACGCTCCTGACGCTTTATTGTATGGTTGCTTGTTAGAAGCTTATATATTTATGAAAGGCGATGCCGAGATTATGAATTACTATCAGACCCGCTATCAGGAAACACTGCCGAGGCTCAAGAATCTTGGTGAAGGACGAGATAGGAAGGACGTTTATCGTTCAGGCCAGCTTCGTATTCCGGTGACATAGAATGGATGCGTCAGTAGGAAGTACAGATGTGGGCAATGTCCAAGTATTTACAAGCAATGATAGGGGACATTCCCCTGAAGAAATCGCAGAGATGGCGGTTCAAAGGATATTTTATATATCCCAAGAGGCTGATCCGCATATACGCGACCAAGTCATGGCGTACCGTGAGAAAATTAAAGGTGTTATCGCGGAATACATGAAGAAGGCCATAGCTAGTGATAGGACCACGCTGTGGAATGTTTTGAAAAAAGAAGGCTTCCATGAGGAAGCTGATATTATAAGGAGGCTGTAATGGCAATTACTCAAGCAATGTGTGGTTCTTACAAAAAAGAAATCACAGTCGGCATCCATTACTGGATGATTCACTCACGAGGTAGCGCAGTTGATATAGCGGCAGATTCGTTCTATATCGCTATGTTCACTAACTCAGCTACTCTTAACGAAGACACAACAGGTTATACGGCTAGTAACGAAGTAACCGGAACAAATTATACTGCTAAAGGCCAAACTTTAGCTAGTGTAACTCTTGGTTTGGCTGATAACAGTAGCACTGTTCCAACGGCGTTCCTTGACTTTGCGGATACAACATGGGGTTCTTCTACAATATCTAGCGCAAGGGGCGCTTTAATATATAACTTCACGTTGACTGCGGCTGGAAGTGGAAGCGGTGTTAATAATGCGGCCTACCCAGCGGTGGCTGTTCTTGATTTTGGTGGGGACAAGTCCTCTAGTTCTGGGGACTTTACTATCACATACCCAGCAAATGATGCTAATAACGCAATGATTCGCTTGGCCTAATTAAATGGCTTCCGTTACTATTATTTTTGGTAGCGGTTGGGGCCGTGCTGGCTGGGGTACAGGTACTTGGAGTCAGCCGGGTCTTGGCACGTTTTCCATGTCTGCATCTCTGGGTGCAGAAACAATAGGTGAAGGAACGGGTATCAGCCCTACTCCTACGGGAATGGTGGGGATATATTCGTTTGGTACTTATGCAGTTGGGGCGGGTACTGGTTCGACGATTGTAGAAAGTGGCGAAACTATAGCTTCTACTATTGGCACACTAACGAGCGTTACAGGAGATGCGAATGTTACTCTATCGACAGGGGTTCAAGGTTCCTATAGTATAGGGGTGATTGACGTAACTGGCGGTATAACCATCACTATTACTGGAGTTGGGGCCGTAGGTGTAACCGGGACTGAGGCGATAACAGCAGGAAGCGGGGTAACAATTACACCAACCGGGATAGCTAGTCCAAGTTACATTGGCTCGGTAAGTGTAGATGATATGAATATAGGTGTGACAGGTCTGGAAATAAACACTTTTATAAATCTTGGTACGATATGGCAACCTATAATACCGGATCAAAGCCCAAACTGGGTGGAGATAGGCAATAGAAATGAAGCGGCGTGAGGAGTTAAGTTATGGCAAGTAGTTATACAACAGTATTTGGTATAGAAGAAATGGCAAGTGGTGACCAGTCGGGCGCTTGGGGAGCTACTACCAATTACAATCTTGATATTGTTGATCGTATTGGTTCTTTTAAAGAAGTAACGATTGGCAGTACAACACATACTTTAACGGTAAGAGAAGCATCGCCCACTAGTGGGACCTCTAATGTTCAAGATGGTATGTACCGTGCTCTTCGTTTTATAGACGCTGGAGATTTGGGTGGTGACTGCACAATGACTGTAGGACCCAACACAGCGGCTACATACTTTCTCGTGGAGAACGCCTTATCAGCTAGTAGAAGTATCATAGTAACTCAAGGTAGTGGTGCCAATGTTACAATCCAAAACGGCAAGAATGTTGTTATTTATTGTGACGGAGGGGGGACTGGAGCTATTGTTTATAATGGTTTAGCTGATCTGCAAATAGATACGGTTGGAATAACTACTCTTACAGATGGGGGTGTTCTTTTAGGGGGCGGTGCCACGGGAGTAGTTAAATCAATGGCTGTCTTGACCAATGGTCAGATGATCGTCGGTGACGGTGCGACTGATCCTGTTGCGGAAAGTGGAGCCACACTTAGAACTTCTATTGGCGTAGCGATTGGAAGTGATGTCGCCGCCTATAACGCTGACACTTTATTTGCTGATGTTCCTGATGAATTGACGGCTGGCTTTTCGACAACTGTCTATAATGCAGGAACCAAAACAACTGGGACTTACACGCCTGACCAAGACAACGGCAATATTCAAAAAGCTGTAAACGGTGGAGCGCATACACTAGCCCCAACCGTAGATGATTGCGCGGTTATAATTCAATACACAAATAATGCTAGTGCTGGAACGATCACCACTTCTGGCTTCACGTTGGTTGATGGTGATGATCTCACGACAACTGACGGCCATGATTTC